ACACATGTTAAAAGAAATAGAAGATGTTCTATATCGTAAAGGGTTATATTATGAAACTCGGCATAAACGTAGTTATGAGAAAGATATTCAAGAAGCTGCTACAAACTGGGAACATTTACGACAGGGACAGCTTTTAAATTATAAACAAATAGAAAAAATTTATGGATATATGTCTCCTAATCATAGAGATAAGACTTTGATGCATGGAATGACCAAAGGATCTTTTTATGGCATTGATCAAATAACTAAAGATTTTGGATTAAAAACTAAAAAAGTTTGGTTTGAAGCGTTTGATGATGCTGGTTCTCGACGAATAGAATATTTAAGAAAGATGAGAGCCAATGGTGAACAGTTAAATAAAAAACCAAGAATAGAATTATCCACAATACATGCAGCTAAAGGTGGTGAATCACAAAACGTAGTTCTTCTTACTGATCTTACTAAAACAACATTGGATACTTATGAAAAAAATCCAGATGATGAAAACAGATTATTTTATGTAGGTGCAACACGTACAAAAGAAAATTTACACATCATAGAACCTAAACAATATAATAAAGGATTTATTATATGAGTAATGTTTATAAAAAACAAATAGGTGGCAATCATTATCAATCGATGAAGATTCAACCTTCAGAATTTATAAACAAAAATAATTTGCCCTTTGCAGAAGGGAATGCTATAAAATATTTGTGCAGACACAAGCAGAAAGGACAGAAAAAAGATTTGGAAAAAGCAATTCATTACTGTCAGATGGCAATTGATAGAGATTACTCATGATACAAAAACCATTATTCGCCCCACAAACAGAATGGCTGCCTCCAGAAAACTTTCCAGATCTCTCTAAACATGATGAAATTTCAATAGACCTAGAAACTAAAGATCCTAATTTAAATATAAGCAGCGGCTCTGGTTCTGTTGTAGGAGTAGGAGAAATTGTAGGAATAGCTGTAGCTGTTAGAAACTGGTGTGGTTATTATCCAATTGCCCACGAAGGTGGTGGCAACATGGATCGTAAAAAAGTTTTAAAATGGTTTCAAGGCGTATTATCTACACCAGCTACAAAAATCTTTCACAACGCCATGTATGACGTTTGTTGGATACGCGCGTTAGGTTTAAGTATCAGCGGTAAAATAGTGGACACGATGATTGCATCGGCCTTAGTTGATGAGAATCAAATGCGCTATGACTTAAACAACTGTTCTAAAAGATACACTGGAAAAGGAAAGAATGAAACAGATTTATATGCAGCTGCAAAAGATTGGGGAGTTGACGCCAAGGCAGAAATGTATAAATTACCTGCCATTTATGTTGGCGCATACGCAGAAAAAGATGCTGAGATAACTTTAGCATTATGGCAAGAATTAAAAAAAGAAATTAATCTTCAAGATATAAATTCAATCATGGATATGGAAACAGAATTGTTTCCGTGTCTAGTAGATATGAAGTTTAAAGGCGTTCGCGTCGATGTGGAAGCAGCGCATAAATTGAAAACCACATTAGTTGCACAAGAAAAACAATCATTACAAGAAATAAAAAAAGAAACACAAGTAGATGTTCAAATATGGGCAGCAAGATCGATTGCACAAGTTTTTGATAAGCTAAACTTAGACTATGACCGAACTGAGAAAACATCTGCTCCTTCCTTTACTAAAAACTTTTTACAGAATCACCCCCACCCACTAGTGAAACATATAGCCCGGGCTCGTGAAATAAATAAAGCCCATACCACTTTCATTGATACCATAATAAAACATTCCCACAAGGGAAGAATCCACGCAGAAATTAACCAACTCAGAGGAGATAATGGAGGCACCGTAACTGGAAGATTCAGTTATTCAAATCCAAATTTACAACAAATACCCGCACGAAACAAAGACCTCGGCCCACGGATCAGGTCATTATTTATACCCGAGGAAGGCCATACATGGGGTTGTTTTGACTATTCTCAACAAGAGCCTAGGTTGGTAGTACATTATGCAGTTTTACAGAATCTCTATGGAGTGGACGATGTATTGGAAGCGTACCGTGAAGGAAATGCCGACTTTCACGACATCGTAGCAGACATGGCAGAGATACCTAGATACCAAGCCAAGACTATAAACCTTGGTTTGTTTTATGGTATGGGAAAAAATAAACTACAAGCAGAGTTAGGTGTGTCTAAAGAAAAGGCTCAAGAACTATTTAGACAGTATCACAACAAAGTTCCATTTGTAAAACAATTGATGGACAATGTAATGCAACGAGCACAAGACTCTGGAAAAATTCGTACACTCTTGGGACGTCTGTGTCGTTTTCATTTATGGGAACCAAATCAATTCGGGATTCATAAAGCATTGTCTCATGAAGCAGCACTCAGGGAACATGGCCCAGGGATCAAACGTGCTTATACTTACAAGGCATTAAATAAATTAATTCAAGGAAGCGCAGCTGACATGACAAAGAAAGCAATGCTAGATTTACATAAAGAAGGAATTATTCCTCATATACAAGTACATGATGAATTAGATATATCTGTCAAGGATAAACAGCACGCGGAACTAATAAAAAGTGTTATGGAAGACGCTGTTTCTCTTGAAGTTCCTAATAAAGTAGACTATGAATCTGGGCCCAATTGGGGTACAATAAAAGAAAAATAGGAGAAAACTATGGAAAAAGTGAAACAAGTATGGACATTAGCAAAAGCTAATCCAAAGATCGCTGCCGCTGTTGTGGTAGTAATTGTTGCTATATATTTTTTAGTGAATTAATTTATGCATGGCCTATTTAAATGCAAACATTCCTGTGCTCTATTCACAGATCAAGAGAGAATATCTCTACGATCTTAAAGAACATCATGGAGAAGTTGAAGACTGCATTATATTCGGCCTGGCGTCTATTACAGGACGTCCTATCCTCTTTCATGCTATTATGGAGAACGGTGCTGTGTTCTATCGTCTCCCTATTTCAGCCTTCATTCAAAGAGGATTTGATGTCAAAGAAGTACCTAGGATGCGACTTGACGAGCTGGAGCTTTGGAATTGTTTTAGTTACTATCCTGCTATTACTTCTTTTGATATCTTAGATGGGCAATCTGGAAAGTTTTTTGGAAAAGATAAGCAAACTCACCCAGGGAAATATCTTTTTACAGTTGACTGGGCACATCCAGAGAGTAATATAGTAGATACAGATCATTCTGAAATACCGCATGAACATAAGTGCGCTCACATTCTCGCCCTAGAGGATGGAAATTATGCAGCACAACCTAACAATCGTATCCTTTGGGATATACCTTCGTTTACAGTAAGGGACGAAGTTCCAGATTGGAAGGTACAAACTTCGGAGTGGAATGTAGAAGACACGGGAAAATGGAAAACAGAAGATACCGATAGGTACTTCTACAACATTGAGAAAAAAAATGAAGAAGTGTGAAAATTGTAATTGTAATTGTCACTGCGCTACAGAAAAACACGGAGATGTGTACGGAGCATGCACGTGTCAAAACTGTAAGTGTCGTGAAATAAAAACTGAAGGTCTTGTAGTAGATGAGACTGGAGAATGTGAAAGTTGTCAATAATGAAAAAAATATTTTTAATACTATCCCTACTTGCATTTACTTCTTGCGTTGCAGTAGGACCTAGATGTACTTATACACAGGACGGAACTAAGATCTCATCTTGGATCTGGTTTACAAAAGAAATACCAATAGATTTGAGTAAAGATAATTGTAATTAGTATGAATGATAAAATTATTGCTGCACTCTTGGCTATTCTCATCGCCCTCTCCGGTTGGAGTCTCACAACAACGGTCGGGCTTAAGTCAGATGTTGCAGTCCTTAAAGAAAAAGTATCGGGGGTTGAACATGAAATTCAGAACAGCAAAGCTTTTAAGGGCAAGAAGAAACGCAAGAAGAAGAAAACAAACGACTGAGAAGGGCGTACAGGCTTTGATAATTGGCCTAGCGTTGGTTCTGTTACTTTTAGTTGGTTGTAGCTATAGAATGGTTCCAAACGAGACTAAAATAGAGTATGGTACAACCGAAACGGATGCTAAAAATAGTAAACTACAAGAGAAAAAATTCATCACTCAAACTTGGAAATGGAAACAATAATGGAATTAGGTAAAGCGAGAAGCACTGAAGAGATTATCAAAGATATTAAAGCTACTTTAGAAACTAAAGTAAAAGATAATGTAGCTGTACATGGAGGAGAAATTAATTTTCTTTCCTATGATCAAGGCATTGTTAGACTTCAAATGGCTGGGGCCTGTTCAGGCTGCGCCATGAGTAAGAAGACACTCCAAGAAGGTGTGGAAAGATTACTTACGCATTATGTTCCTGAAGTAAGAGGTTTACTAAGTGAAGATGATGAAGAAGCAAAACATAAAGGTTATACACCTTATTTTCCAAAGGAAGTAAATGTCTAAACAACCACTATCAATATCAGAAGAAGCAAAAGTTCAAATGCCTATGAAGACGGTTGCCAGCCTCATCGCGATGGTTGCGATCGGGACGTGGGCGTTCTTCGGCATACAAGAAAAATTAAATCAACAAGCAACCCAACTTAAAATTATGGAGAAGGATCTCGTAGAAAACACAGAGTTCAGAATAAAATGGCCTCGTGGATTACTCGGATCCTTACCCCGCTGATTCAGAACAATTTATGTTGATCGAAGAATTATATAAACAAACTGATAAGCAACAGGAAAGAATTGATGGTATGTTACATAATGCTGTTAATATAGAAGCTTTAGAAAAAGCTGTTGAGAAACTACAAATAGATGTAGAAAAATTAAAAGATAAACAAAGAGAATTTAGTAATGGGAGTAATCACTAATGGAAACATTTTTATCTGGAGTAATAGTTTTGTGTATGTTTTATCAAGGTGGACTTATAGAGCATACTTATATTCAAGACCAAAAAATGAGTTCATGCCTTAAAGCAAAGCGTCAGGTCGAGAGAGCAGTAAATCCTGAAAACGTCAGAATGCAGTGTGGTGAGGTGGATGCTATCATTGAGCGGGACGAAACAAGTGAGCCACCAAGATTTAGAATAGTTAAAATAGTTAAAGATAAATATGATTCATCAGGGTATACAAACAAATGATTAAAAAAATAATTAAATTTATATATTGGCCATTTAAAAAATTTATAGATTGGTTAGCCAGTGGCTTACCTAAAGGAAAGTAATGACTGAAAGATTTTGTAAAAAATGTAACCATTTATGCCACTGCATAGAAGCAGATCATGAAACTTGCAAATGTGAAAATTGTGAATGTAATGGTAGAGAAGAAGATGCAACCTATGAAGGTTCTGGTGTCGTCATTGACGACTATAAATAATATAAATGGTAGTTATGAATGAAATTTGCTTTAGCCCTTATACTATGCTCATATACAGCAGGATCTTGTCTTCCACCCTATATTTATCCAACAAAATTTAATGATCAGTATGATTGTTTTATGGAAGGATATAAGCAATCCATAATAAAAATGGAAGAAATTGGAAAAGAAGATATTAATGAGCATGAAATTTATATTAGATTTATATGCTCTCAGTATATTCCAGAAGATACTACAAAACAGGATACTTAAATATGAAATACCTCTCAATACTATTACTATTATTATTTACAATATCAGCATTTGCAGATACTACACAGACAAATACCTCAGGCACTAATACTGCAATTGAGGGTGGATATGAATCAACTACTACAACTACATATGAATCAGGTTCTGAATCTACATCAACAACTAGTAATACTACAAATTCAACTATAAAATCTTCACCACCATCAGCATCTGCTCCATCTTACAATGCTATGACACAGGATGTATGTGCTGTTGGAGTTTCTGCAGGAATACAAACATTTGGTATAGGTTTATCTGGTGGAAAACATGTAATAGATAAAAATTGTGAAAGATTAAAGTTAGCAAGAATACTAGATCAATTCGGTATGAAGGTAGCAGCAGTTGCTATTCTCTGCCAAGATGAGCGTGTGTTTGAATCAATGATACAAGCAGGTACTCCTTGTCCAATTGATGGTAAAATTGGTAAAGAAGCAAAAGCATTGTGGTCTAAATATGATCACGAAAGACCTGACTATGATTTATATGTTAAACG